TCAGAGATTTCCGAGAGCTTTTTCATAAAATGTTACAGCATTTTTTGCATTCTCTTTTGAGAGGTGGCTATAGATGTCCATGGTCATTGATATTCTAGAATGACCAAGACGATGCTGGAGTTCCTTGTAGGGTATTCCAGAGTTAAGCAGTAGACTAGCGTGGGTGTGGCGGAAGCCGTGGAAACCGATATTAGGCAGCCCAATATTCTTCAGGCGAGTGGTTAACCTGTTCCCCAGGGTCTTATCCTCAGGATAGTCATGGATAAAGTCGGAAAATACTACCGTTTCAGAACGTCCGAGGGTCCAAGCCTTTTGTATCTGTCGCCGTCTGTATTCTTTCATCATGGCTACTGTCTGGCTATCGATGTTTATATCGCGTATGCTGGCATTTGACTTGGGGGAATTGATTGACCCATAGCGGTTTAGTGTCTTCGTGATGCTGACCGTGGCGTTGTTCAAGTCAATATCTGACCAGTGCAGTGCCAGCACCTCATTGATACGGCAACCAGTGGCCAGCAGAAACTTGTATAGAGTGACTTCATAGATGTTTCTATACTTGGCGGGGTCCAAGTTGTCCAAATAGTCAAGAAACTGTTTAAGCTGCTCGTCGTTGAAATGCTTTACCTTCTTCCGAGTGGCTTTTTTTGCGTTCCTGGGCAATATGACTTCCCGAGCTGGATTGTATGGCAGAACTTGCATAACAACACCGTATTGCAATATACGTTTGTTCAGTGCGTGGATTTTGTCATAGTGCAGATAGGCACCAGCTTCCCCTGTATTTGCTTTGTCTGCTAATTTGATGACGATGCTTTGGAGGAGTGGGGTCGTCAGTTTATCGAGCTTATAAGCTCCAAAAAGTGGTATAACATGATTTTTCAGTAAGCCCCTGATGTTCCCACGAGTATTTGGCTTTACTGTGTGCTTATAGCTATTCCACCACAATTCTGCCAACTCTTTGTAACTGGTTATGGTGGCACTTTGGTAGCGTGTTGCCCCGTCTGTTTTAAAAGTTGCAATAGCTTGCTGAGTTTTGTTTTTAACCTCCTTCTTGGTCCTACCCGTGACATTAGTCTTGACTTTCTTACCAGTGATGGCATCTATTCCTAGATAAACACTGGCACGGTAGACAATGCTACCATCTTTCTTTTTTACCTCAGTTATTTTCATGATCATAAACCTTTCCATCAGCAGGCAAGCTGTTATTAAAAGGGTTTTAGATTGAGTTGGTTTATATCATGCGTAGGGCTACGAGAACAGCCCTATTTTCGTTTGTTTGGAGTTAGCAGGGTAAATATACCAGAAGAGAGATAAAAGCGAATACAGACGATTTTGGAGCGTTTTCGAGATATAAAGATTATAGACCGATAGCACGCACCAGAAACCAGAAAAGATAAAAAAATCTTTATTTATCTGTCAGTCTCTTTAGTGATTTTTCAAAGTCAGAATTTATTTTTTGCGTCTTGTTAAACAGTTGGTATTCTGCTTTTGCTTTATCTTTGGCGGATTGTGTTGATATCTTCCCGTGTCCTTGTAAAATATCGTATTCTTGGAAAGTCAAAAAGCGGTCAATGCTTTCAGCGAGTTGCGCCATGGTTTGGGCTTTTCGTTGTTCAATCTGTCTTTCTAAGTAATCAAAGTAGCTTGACACACCTCTTTCAAGAGAACGGATTTCATCAGCGGTTAGATAGTTCTTTGCTACCAAGGTATCTGCTTGCAGAATACGCCCGTCTGGGGAGTTTTTCCATGTTGTCAGTCCCATATTTTCTTTTGTATGGTCTGCTTTTGTATAGATAATTTCCGCAGCAGTTTGACCAGTGATAGCATAGTGGAATTTATTCTGGACATCAGCATAGAAATTCTTTGTTAGGGTGCTTTTAGGGTCATAATCGATAGATATTTCAGCAAAAATATCTGTGATTTGTAACCAAATTCGTCGTTCACTAGCACGTATAGAACGAACTCGTTCTAAAAGCTCACGGAAATAGTCTTTTTCCAACAAGTTTTCGCCTTGCTTCAATCGCTCATCATCCATGGCAAAACCTTTAATCATGTACTCACGCAGTACGGAAGTGGCCCATTGTCTAAACTTGGTAGCCTTTTGTGAGTTGACACGGTAGCCCACCGATATAATGGCGTCTAGGTTGTAGTAACTGACTTCTTTTGTTTGAGTTTTATCAGCCATTGCACCGTGTTGAGTGGTATTTTCCATTTTGGAAACAACCACTTTTTCATCTAGTTCACCTTCTTCAAAGATATTTTTAAGGTGCTTACTGATTGCTGGGACTCCAACATCAAACAGACGGGCCATTTCTTTCTGACTAGCCCAAATCGTTTCACCGCGAATAATCACGCTAGCAGTTTCTTGACTATTATCAGCCGTATAGATTAAGAATTGTAATTCGTTCATCGTCTTCCTTTCTCAGATAATAAAATTTAGTAGTTTAGTAATCACGCGCCGAATGCTAGCAAATGCTAACATACAACTAATATAGAGGCTATGGTTTGCTATGATTACTAAAATATATAGCTTGACAAAACTTGACATTTTTCAGCTCCTAACAAAAGCTAACTTTTTTCATCTAGTGACTAACCGTGACTTTTTACACTGTTTACTTTTGTTGACTTTTTCCGCTCCACACAGTCCACTAGAACGACCCTAGGCGCGTGGAATAGTTCAGTAGGGTAAATGTACCCGAGAAGTGTTTGGACGTGGTGAGGGGCTTGTAGGGAGCGTGGGCGGTTAGTCTTTAGTATTGTTAGTTTGTTCTAAAGTTTTTTGGCGACGTTCTACCGTTTCATAAAAATCTACTAAAAAATTGGTGATATCCTCCAGTTTTTTTGTATGTGTTTTGCTGATGTCCCCAAAAAGTAAGAGCTTTGATTGTATGCTTTCAAGAAATTTTATAGCTACGCTTGCATCTGTTTGAAGTTCGTCGAGAATTTTTCCATCTTTGATGTAACCTAGTTCATGAGCTTCTAGAAGTTCATCAAAATCTATTATTCCCATATCACCTTTTTTAGGATGCTTCCCGAAAAGCTCGTACATCCTCCTATGGCCTTCGTTATATCCTAAGAGATATCCGACCTCTACCTCAAAATAGTCAGCAAGTGCTTGGGCTTTGTCTGGTTTGATTTGTCTTTCACCGTTCTCCCAACGGAGAATAGTTATTTTTGATACACCAATTTCACTAGCTAATTCTTCCTGAGTTAGCTTTTTTTCTTTGCGTAATTCTTTCAACCTATTCATACATTTCACGACCTTTCAAGGTTGATTATAACCAAAAATGTAAAAAGTATCAAGAAATGATACAAAAAATTTAAAAAAACGCTTGACAAGTATCTGAAACGGATATATAATCATTTTCAAAGTTATCCAAAACGGATACTTCACCCCCTCCATGACCTTTCACACTTTCAATCTATGGAGGGGGATTTTTCAAAGAAAGGAGAACGGCATGAGCAAACTCAAAGGCTACCGGGTCATGTTAGGACTAACCCAGCAAGCTATGGCGGACAAGCTAGATATTTCTTTACAGTCATACAACAATAAAGAAACAGGCAAAACGCCATTCAATGACAATGAAAAGAAAGCAATCAAGACCATTGTCGCAGAGGTTAAGCCTGATATAACCATTGACGAACTATTTTACAGCTAGAAAGGAGCAGGCAAGTATGGTATTCAGACCACTAAAAAACGCACCACAAGGCGCGTGAGAGCAACAAAAAAAGGCTTAACAGGGACCAACCAGCAAAGCCTTTTCACTCAACACTAAAATACAATTAACAGGCAGGCTGTTATTAAAAGGATTTTAGTAAATGTTTTATAGCTAGATTATACCATATCTAGGACACTTTGACCATACAGAGGGCGCTAACCCTTAAAACTGGAGCAGAAAAGTATTAGGTGCTGGTATCGCCATTAGGTTGTCATGGACCCAGAGCAGCCTAAACCACCCTAAGAAAATTACACACAGCTAGGCTATTATTTTGGCACAGGCTTACATGACCACGGGGCAACCTGGTAAGTTTGGGGCGGTTATCCGCTGGGGATAGTCTAGGCTAATAAAGAAATGTATAAAGAAAAAAGTATAGTAAAGAAATCAAACCTTTTACAAACAGGATAAAGCCCACTAGGCCATTACACAGACACAATAAAAAACGAGGTAAGAGCTACATGAAAGACAATAACAGAGAAACGATAATCCATTTTGAAATGTCTAACCAAGAATACGCACCCGTGAAGAATGCAATATCGGAAGAGCTGAAGGCAGTCATCAGCAAAGTATATCAGCTAGACCATGAAACAGGGTGGACATTGCACTATCTAACCGACATCATGCTGAATCACTTTCATGAGGACGTGGCACGAGTTCCATATGGCGATTTAACACCGATTGAACACAGTTTGAACGGTATAACTCACCGAGTCGAGAGCGCAAGGGTGGCACTCTTGAAAGCTGGATATGAAGACAAGATTGAAGTAGGTAATCCTATGTGGTACTTGAAACTAGCCTTACAAGATATTGAGCAAATGAAAAAGGAGATGAAAAAATGCAAGAAATGACAATTGAAACAGCGTTAACGCTTATCGCAATACTAACACCGCTGAACCTCTTTCTGTGGTTTCGCATTGGTTTGGGCACTTTTCGGCTTGATATAGAGCCTAAAATCAAGACCGAGGGTAAATATACCAGACCCCTTAAAAACGAGCACTACGGGGCTTATATACAGCTTGCAGGCAAACGCTATAACTAGGAGGGGAAACCATGCTGACATTTAGAGAACTTGAACATATAGCAGAGACCATTCTCAAACACACAACACCAGACGAAATGCAAGAATATCTTGACATGGATCATGATGATAAGTTGCTTTGGATAAAATACAAAATTGCAAGTCTGGAGGTGCAGGCATGACAAAAAAACAACTACCACCACACTTATACAAAGTTTTCAAGCTCCTACCGCTAGGAATGGACTTGCCTATCACGGGGACAGATATTGAATGGCTGACAGGCTTGGACATCCGAACCATTAGGGAACATATTCGCCAGCTTATTGTTGATTATGGTATACCCGTATGCGGTGGACGAGATAACAAGCTAGGGGGCTACTATATCCCCCAGAATGAAGTGGAACGACTTGCGGGAGTGCTACCACTCCAACGACAATACGACCAAGAACACAAGCGTATTCACGCGCTTCTTACCGCTGATTTACAAGACTGGAGGAAGTACAGAGATGAGGCTTGAACTAACCGTACAAAGTGAAATAGAGCTAAAAACGGGCATTTTGGAGCTTATAGAGAACTATCTGGAGGCGCGTGAGATGGTCAAGCCAAGGTTAACAGGACTAATCACGGCCCAGCAACTCAAAAAAGAGCTAGACATAGAATATAAGACCTTGAAACGTTGGGAAGATAATGGGTTAAGACGTTACCAGCCCCCACTAGAAGACACTAGGAAAATCTTTTATAGGGTCAGTGATATTCTGGTATTTTTGGGGGTTGAGAATGGCAAAAACTAAAATATATTTTTGGTTGAAGATTGATAAAAAATTTTTTGACAATATTTTCATCAAGAGACTAAAGACTATTCCAGGCGGTTACACTATGACAGTAATCTATATCCGCCTAATGCTTGAAAGTCTTGAAAGTGATTGCATTCTCTACTACGAAGGTTATTTTGAAAATCTCAAGGAAGAATTGGCTTTGAAGTTGGATGTGTCGGAAGATGATATCGATATGACCATGGCATACTTTACAAAATGCGGACTAATTCAGATTGACGAAGACCAAAACGCAGAGTTACCACAGGCTAAAGCTATAGTTATGAGTGAAACAAACTGGGCTAGCTACAAACGGGAACAACGACAAAACAAAAAGAGATTGGACAATGTCCAAAAGTCTTTGACTAATTCCAACTCGTGTCCAACAGAGCTAGAGCTAGAGAAAGAGATAGAGCTAGAGCAACAGCAAGAAGAAAAAAATGCGGCTGCTGGAGTTGGTAAAAATATCATCTTTGAAAAACTCAAAGAAGCATTCGGGGAAATGGCAATTAGTGGAACTATCACCCAAGAAGTTGAAGACCTATTAAAGGTTCATGGACAACGCTTGGTATTGTACGCCCTAGACGAAACTATCCTGAATGGTGGGAGGTCAATCAGATATACCCGTTCTATTCTGGAACGCTGGCAAGGTCAAGGTCTGAAGACTATCGAACAAGTCAAGCAGAATAAAATGGAGTTTGAAGCGATGAAACAACCTAGGCAAGATAATCCGGACAATTTCCCAGAAGTGCCATTTTAGAAAGGGGACAGGAATTGAGAAATCCATTTCAGAATTTACAGCACCTTAGACAGTTAGAAGCGACTTGCCCACTACATAACATCCCATTAGTCCAACTTGATAGAGCTGTCAAGGTGGTTGGAGAAGACAAACCACGGAAGCTAGAGCCTTTTTGTCCTGAGTGCGAGCAAGAACAAAAGCAACAACAGGAACAAAGGGCAGTAGAAGAGCATTTGAACGCTGGGCTTTACTCAAGGACGTATAATGTGCTTATGCGAGATAGCACAATTCCAAGGGAACTAGAGGGGGCTAGTTTTAACACTTTCAAAGCAGAAACTACCGAGGAAAAACAGCTACTAGCTTTTGCTAAAGGGCAGGCGGAAAAGTATCTTGCAGGGCTCAAAGCAAATACCCTTATCACAGGCTCTACAGGCATCGGAAAAAGCCATCTAAGTATTGCAATGGCTAAAGCGATAAACGAGGGCTACAGGGCCAAGGGAGAGCCTAAAAGCGTGCTCTTTGTAAACCTAACGGAGCTTATCAAAAAAATCAAAGAAGGCTGGAACTACGGACAAGGCGCAAAGTTAACGGAGTTCGAGGCGGTGGAGCTCCTGAAGTCAGTCGATTATCTAATTTTAGATGATCTAGGGGCAAAAAATGCGATTATTAAACCCAAGAGCGACTGGGAACAGGATTTTCTATTTGACATTCTCAACAACCGAGAAACCACAATCATCAACACTAATCTAAGTGGGTCAGAGTTGAAGACAGTTTACAACGAGCGGAACTATAGCCGTATTTTGAAAGGCTTAGAAGACAACTCTTTCAAGTCGTTCACAATTAAGGATAAACGCTACTCAATCAACAGACTAAAACAAGGAGAATAATACCATGACCGAACAAGAATTTTTTGAGCAGGCAGAAAAAGAGCTGGAGGAGTTAAACCAGCAACGAGCTGATTTTATGGCTATGGATTTTAAAGAACTCAATAATGCAGACTATATAAACTTTTTAGAAATCGGGAACAGGATTATCGCTGAAGATGTTACCTTGAACGTGTATGAACTCTATAAACATCCAGATACTAGGGCAAAATGCTTTGCGACCATTGCCAAAATTGCTTATCACGTTAACAACATGTTTCAGACAGCAGACCGCATGGAAGCAATGATTGACAGTCTAGAACTACACTTCCAAAATACGGTCAAGAAATTAACACTTCAAACAGACAGCGACAAGTTGGCAGAACTACTGCTGGAAATCAAGAAGGATAATCCGAATATGACGGCAGAGCAGGAAAGCCAATTTATTCGAGATATGGCGGTTAGTGGACTATTAGCAATGCAGTAGGAGGCAGAATAGCAGAGAGAGGCAACCGCCTCTTTTTGTGCTAAAATTATAGAGGAATAACATGATGAAAAATAAAGGTGGTAGACCTACAAAAATGACACAAGGAACGGTAAAGAAATTAGAAGAGGCGTTTTTGAGAGGGCTAAGCGATGAAGAAGCTTGTTTGTATGCGAATATTTCAAAACCAACCCTGTATGATTATTGCAAGAAAAATCCACAGTTTACTGACCGAAAAGAGCTACTTAAGCAACGTGTTAAAACACGCGTAAAACTTAATATATCGAAAGCGATTGAAGATGGAGATATAGACTTGTCAAAATGGTACTTAGAGCGGAAAGATGCCGAATTTAAGACCAAGACAAAACTTGAACATGATGGTATGGTATCCGTTACGTCTCATAATCCATTTGAAGAATTGACGGTTGAAGAGTTACGAGCAATCATTGCTGAAGATGCGGGATAAATACTATTGGTTGAGAGGGTTATCTAGGTGAAGTACTTCGGCAATTTCTAAAACGACGAATAGACGAACGTATGGAAGCGCGTGATTACACAAAAAAAGCCAGCACGCTTGTACTGACCGTGATGTAATTAACTCTAATAATATTATATCACAGCGGAGGGCGCTGACTTGTGCAAACAACTAGCAAAAAGAAAACTAAAGGAGTTTCCCCGCTGGTGCAGGGTGGCAGTCCTACATCATGACCAAATACAGATAGGTGATGATTGGACTGTAAAGCTGTTTGAGTTTGACCCTGAAGACTACAAGGGCAAGGTACACGGCTGGCAACGTGAGGCACCAAACGAGGTCAACGAGATTTTGAAAGCTATCAACGCGATAGCTAAACCAAGACATCAGGCTATACTTATCATGAGTTATATATTGCCCGAAAAGATACGATCAGCAAAGCAGGCACAACGACTTGGGATAGCAGCATCTACTTACTACTTGGCTAAAAATGAAGCTTTGAAAGAGTTCGCCGGTCAGTACCGAGATGGCTCACTATTGCAGTACTTGGATAGTTAAGTTTGAAATCATTCGTAAATACCCCCAACTTTTTTTGAACGGGGGCGGGTTTGTTCGGATTTCGGCAACGCCGCCCTCTTCCGTGCACAATTTTCCCTTTTTGAAATTTTGGATACAGTAAAAACATGATATAATACACTTATCAGCAATCAAAAAAAGCGTACCGATTCGATACGCTAGACTTGCCTGCTGAACTCATTATTTTTAGTCTATCATGCTATAAATGATAGGCTTTTTTTGTTCCCCTTTTTGTACACTTTCTAGGGAAATGTAACGCTGTATAAAGTTTACACTTTTTTTCAAAAATCCAGTAAAATCAACTAAAAAGGCGTGTAAAGCAACCAAATGCTAAAGCCAAGCATACCTTATCACAAAATGGTATAATGGAAGGTACAATGTTTGAAAGAGGAAGACGATGAAATTACAAGAGGGAGTAGATCTTCATTTTATTGATACAGATCAGTTTACGACAAATCGTATACGTATTCGCTTTGCAGCTGAAATGAGTGAGGCTACAGTTGCTGGTCGTGTGTTAGTTGCAAATATTTTTGAAATGGGTAACCAAGAATTTCAGACTGCTCAGGCTGTTCGGAGAAGATTGGCAGAATTGTATGGTGCTCAGTTCTCGACCTCAGTTTCGAAACGTGGTAGGGTGCACTGTGTAGATGTGACAATTTCATATGTCAGTCCTCGTCACTTACCAGAAAATGAGGATATTACAGTGGAGATTCTTGATTTTTTATACACATGTATATTTAGACCACTGAAAAAGGGGCGAGGATTTGATAGCCAGATTTTCGAGGTTGAAAAAACGAATTTAATCAATTTTCTTCAGTCAGAGATAGAAGATAATTTTTATCATGCAGATGTTGAAATGAGTAAGCTTTTTTATAAAGATCCCTCTCTTCAAATTCCACGCGTCGGTAGGCTTGATTTGGTTGAAAAAGAAACAGCAGAATCAACCTTTCAGATTTATCGGAACATGTTGCGTATGGATAAAATTGATATATTTGTCTTAGGGAAGGTTGACAGAGAACAAGTCAAAAGAAAACTTGAAGATTTTGGTTTTACTTATAGAAATCCAAAATTAGAGTTAGAATATAATCAGGAATACTCAAACATCACGCAAGAAAAAATCGAGCGTAAACAGGCAAGGCAGTCCATTTTGGAATTGGCATATCATTTACAAGTGGTTTACAACGATGTAAACTATCCGGCTTTGATGGTATTTAATGGTCTACTGGGTGCTTTCTCCCATTCGAAGTTATTTATGAATGTTCGTGAGAAAGAAAGTTTGGCCTATACAATTGGCAGTCAGGTCTCGATTTTTTCAGGAATGCTGAAGGTCTATGCTGGAATTAGCCGTGAAAATAGACTCAGGGTAATGAAGTTAATTAGTAAACAACTACTTGATTTAAAATGTGGTAAGTTTACAGAAGAAGAATTAGAGTTGACAAAAAACATGTTGATTCATTCAGCAACCTTGGCTCAAGATAGGCAGAATAATTTGATAGAACAAGTATATAATCAAGTTACCTTAGGAAATAGAAATTTAAGTTGGTTAGATTGGATTGAGGCTATTAAATCGGTATCAATAGACGATGTCATTCGAGTAGGACAGATGATTAATTTACAGGCTGTTTACTTTATGGAGGGGACAGAAGAATGA